AAATTGACCGGACTCTCCGACTCTCCGACTCTTAAGGAGTGACCTATGGACTACGATTCAGCAACCGCTCACCAGGTAGCCGACAGGCTTGTCGGCCGGCTGGAACGGTCGTGTGAGAAGATCCAGATCGCCGGCAGCCTGCGGCGCCGGCGCCCGGTGGTGCATGACATTGAGATCGTGGCGCAGCCGCTGCTGTACGAGATCCCGAATCTGTTAGGCCAAGGCTATGCCTTGCGATCGAAGCTAAATGATGCGCTCGACGAGCTGATCGAAGAACGGGTTCTGCGCTTTTTCCCTGGCGCCAAGAACGGGGAACGGATGAAGCAGTTTCTCGTCGAGCCATCGGGCATCAAGGTCGATTTGTTCATTGTGTTGCCGCCGGCCCAGTGGGGCGCCATCCTGGCAATCCGGACCGGCCCCAGTCACTACAGCCACTGGCTGGTGACGCCCAGGATCAAAGGAGGTGGTTTGCCGAGCTACTACCGGATGGAGCACGGGGCTCTGTGGCAGGGCAACCGACTGATCGAGACGCCCACCGAGGAGTCGTTCTTTGCGGCGATGGAGATTGACCCAATGCCGGCGCCGGAGTCGCGCGAGCCGGCTTGGAGACGGAGGTAACGATGAAGCAGCGAATGCGGCAAGTTGGTATTATCATTCTGGCGCTGTTGCTGGCTATGCTGTTTGGCATGCTGGTGACGCGCGCCTCGGCGGACGGTCCGGTGATCTGGAAGCAGTTCTGCCCGATGCACTATGAGGTTCGCCAGGTCAAGGACGGCACGGGCGTGACGGTGCTGTGCGTACGCATGGCGGAGGTCGACGATGCTGGTGCCGATTGAGCTTGTAGCGTTCTGTGGCGGTGTGGTATTTGGCGTGGTGGCGCTGGTCGGCCTGGTCTGGCTGGCGGCCACCTATCAACGGAGGCCGAAGCGATGAACGAGCGCGACGATTTTCGGGAGTTCATGCTGGTTTTTCGGCGCGCGCTGATGATGATCGTCACGTGGATCGAACAACGTTATGGGCTGAAGCAGAACGACGATGCCCTCCTGTCTCAGGTTGAAGTGCTACGCGAGGCATGCGTGATAGCTCGCAAATGGATATTGCACAACGACGACATGGAAGGCGAGGGACCGATGTACGAACTGCGCTTGATCGAGAATGCACTAGAATTCAGCGAGAGCGCCACGCGCTAAGAAAGGGTTATCACACGTAGAGGAGGTGATACGACCAGCGATTGCCGGTGACAATTGAAAACGCTCCACAGCATCAGAAACGAACGCAAACACCCCCGGCGGGCCGGTCCCCCGCCGGGCTGTTTTCCCTCTTGCATGAACGCTTTCAGTATGATATACTGAAACCGTAAGCAGCCGCATCCCTGGTGGATCCCGCCGCACGAGACTCTTAGTCCGTGCGGCTTTTTTGTACGGAGGCCTTTATGTCGGCGAGTGAGTTCGTTGCGGAAAACTTGGGGCTGATCTTGGGCGTGTTGGCCTTTGCCGTCTTCGTCGTCGGGCTGATGCTGGCGCTGCGCACGGAGGGCGGACGTAACACGCTGGCTGGGGGCGCGGTGCGCGTGGCCCTGGCCGCGCTGGCGCTCGCCGAACGGTGGCTCTCCGGCCAGATGCAGGTCGAAACACAAACGGCCCTGGAAACGGGCGACACAGCGCAAGAGCACGAAATCGAAGCGGCGCGTCGGTGGCTGAAAGGCTGGCAGGCGCGCCGCTAACTATTCGTATAGCAACCGCCTTCCGCCGTCCAGCCCGGACAAGCCCAGACAAGTTAAGCTAAAGGTGAGTACAAAGTGAGTTCCATTTTGCCCGATGACGCCATTTTGCTGGCCAGGGATGACCAAGGTCAAGCGTATCAGTTCGGCGATCAGCTCGTGATCGAGCGGCGATTTGGCGGCAAGCGCATCGAGGCGCGCCTACCGGGTGCTGACCTCGACTGGCTGTGGAACTGGAACGAGCTGATGCGTGATGCGTGCCAGATGCTAGCTCATCGGCAGCTTACGTAGGCTAAGCGATTGTTAGCGCGTGGATATGAACGATGATCGAGCCGCCTGAGAGCTGGCAATGGATGACACCGGAGATCCGTGAGCTGTTGGCCCGGATCCCCGCGCCGCACGAAGCCAAGCGGCGCCGCACGGTCATCCTCCTGGCTTTCGCACATGCGACGCAGACGCCGGTCAAAGCCGTCTTCGATCGTGAAGACACCTGCGCTGAGCAGATCTGGTGGACGAAGTGGCAGCACGTGCCGGAGATCTCCGCCGCCCTTGAGGCCTGCCGGGCCCGGGCGCTCGACTGGGTGGACGCCGAGACGGTGGCCACCGAGGAGCACTACCGGAGACAACGGCGCCGGGCAATCGCTCAGCACGCGGCTGCTGCGCCGGATGCGCTCAAGACCGTGATGACTGACTCCGAACAGAAGGGCGCCGATCGGATCGCCGCCGCGGAGACGCTTATGCGCTGGGCCGAGCCTGAGACCGGGTCGAAGCTGGGCCGGCCGGTTGGAGCGACGAGTATCGAGCAGCGAGTGGATTTAGTGTATGACCTTGGCCAGCTCTCGGATGACGAGCTCATTGCGCTGGCTCGGCTCGCCGAGAGGCCGGCAGGCGCTGCACACGGAACTGTTACGCCGGCGCCTGATTGAGTTCACGCTCTACACTGCTCCGTGGTACCAGCCGGGCAACGTGCACCGCTTTTTGGCTGAGCAGCTCGAAGCGGTTGAACGGGGCGACATTCGGCGGCTGATGGTGTTCATGCCGCCTCGCACTGGAAAGACTGAACTGTTGGTGCGCTGGCTGGCCTGGTGCCTGGGCCGACATCCTGACTGGCCGATGCTGTACACCTCCTATGCTGCAGACCTGGCATGGGAAAAAAGCGGCGACTGCCGCGGTGTGGTGGCCAGCGAGGAGTATGGCGAGATCTTTGGCGCCAGGCGACTCGTCGAGGTGCGGACCTCGCCGGACGTGGCCTTGGCCAAGGATAGCCGGGCCGTGCAGCGCTGGCGCATCGCCGGGCAGCGCGGCGGGCTGCAGGCCCAGGGTGTCGGCGGGCCGATCACCGGTAAGGGCGGCATGATGATCGTGGTCGACGACCCGGTCAAGAACCGCCAGGAGGCCGATAGCGCAGCCCATCGCCAGAGCACGTGGAACTGGTACACGTCGACGCTCCGCACCAGGTTGGAGCCAGGCGGCCGGATCGTGGTGGTGATGACCCGATGGCACGAGGATGACCTTGCCGGCAGGCTGCTTCAGCGGGCGGCCGATGATCCGGAGGCGGACCAGTGGCACGTGGTCAAGCTGGCCGGCCTGGCCAAGGGAGACGACCCGCTTGGCCGGGCGCCAGGCGAGGCGCTGGATCCGCAGCGCTACGACCGGCCGGCACTCTTGCAAACAAAAGCCTCGATCGGCGAGCGCGATTGGGCTTCACTGTATGACCAAGAGCCACGCCAGAAAGAGGGCAACGTCTTCAAGCAGGCCTGGTTCCGCTATGTGGACACGCTGCCCAAGCTCCAGCGAGCCGCGGTGGTCTGGGATACGGCCTTCGAAAGCAAGGAGACCAGCGACTTCTCAGCCTGCGGGCTGGTCGGCCAAGGCGAAGATGGAGCGTTCTACGTGCAGCCGCTGGTGCGTGAGCGCCTGGAGTTTCCTGAGCTGGTCGCATCGGCGCAAGCGCAGGTGACGCGGTGGCCCAATGCCGATCACTGCGTTGAGGCCCGGGCCAGTGGCAAGAGTCTACGGCAGCAGATGCGGCTGCATGGGCTGCCCCTCGTCGAGATCGAGCCGGCCGGCGACAAGGTCGCCCGGGCGAATAGTGTGACGAAGTATTTCGAGGCCGGGCTGGTCTCCTTGGTCAACGGTCCGCTCGTTGATGGCCTGGTGCACGAGCTGCTGACCTTTCCCAGCGGCTCGCACGACGACCAGGTCGATTGGCTGGTCTATGGACTGCTCAGGCTCACCCAGGGTGGTCCGGTCCAGCAGAGCGAGAATCCGTTTTACGGGTGATAAGTTCCGGTTAGCGCGTGGAGATGATCGATGCCAGGACTCGCAGAATATCCCCTCAATGACCCTGACCAGCTGACCAAGCTGGCATCGGATGAACTCGCAACGCGGCGCAAGGCCATCGATTCGGCTTGGTCCTACTACGAGGGCAACCATCACAAGCCGCTCAAGGTCAAGGCCGGCCAGCCTGACGACAATGTGATTCTGAACGTGTCGCGCAAGGCGATTGCTCAGGCAATCTCCTTGTTATTTGGTGAGCTGCCCACGTTTGAGATCCAGGACGATGGTCAGGGCGAACAACAGCAGCGGCTCGACGACCTGTGGACGGCGAACGATGCGCAGATCCTGCTCCACAACATGGCGCTGCAGGGGGGGCTCGGTGGGCACGTCTTCCTCAAACTGGTGCCATCCGAAACCATCGGCGTGCGCCTGCTGTTGCTGAACCCCCGGCAGGTGTCCGTCTTCTGGCAACCTGATGACATGCAGGTCGTGACGGCGTACGTGATCGGCTATCAACTGAGCGACACCGAGTTCCGGCAAGACATCGTGCGGATGGATCAGGCCTGGCTGGTGCGGGATCTCGTGCGCGAGCGGGGCCGCGCCTGGCAGATCAAGCAGGAACTCACGTGGGGTTTCCCTTGGGCGCCTGTCATCGATTGGCAGAATTTGCCAGACCCGGAGGAGTATTATGGCGACCCGGACCTGGTGCGACCTGAACTGAACGATGCGCTGAATTTCGTTGCATCGAACACCATGCGGATTATCAAGTATCACGCCCATCCAAAGACCATCGGTACGGGCATGAAGTCGACGGACGTGCAACCCACGGCCGTCGACGGGTTTTGGAGCGTGCCCAACCCGGACGCCAAGATCGCCAATCTGGAGATGCAAAGCGACCTTACCAGTTCGATGGCCTTCCTCCAGCTCCTCCAGCAATGGTTCTTCTCTGAACACCGGGCGGTGGATATGGCCAGCTTTGCAGCAGACCTCGGCAACCTGACAAACTTCGGCCTGCGTACGGTGTACAAGGACGCGCTGGACAAGCTGGCGACCAAGCGGGCGCTGTATGGCAAAGCCCTGGCGGACATCAGCGAACGATCGCTGATGCTCATGGGCATTGGGGCACGGCCCACGATCACGTGGCCGGATCCGCTGCCCTTCAACGATCAGGAGGAGATCGCCGGCATCCAGACCGAGATCGGGCTGGGCATCCTGTCGAAGGAGACGGCCGCTAGCCTGCGTGGTCGTGATTGGGAGCTTGAACAGGAGCGCATCGCCGAAGAGACGGCGGCCGCGGACAACATCGGCAGCCGCTTGCTTGCCGCGTTCGAGAGGGGGCAATGAACAACGTCTTCGACAAGCCGCGCATCGTGACCGAGGCGGACCTGGTGGCTACCCTGATGCCCTACATGATGGGCTATCCATGGGCATTGGACACCATTGGCGATCTGTGGCGCATGGGCGCGCCGGACATGCGCCCGCGGCTGCCGGGCCAACCTGAGAAGCGCATCCTGAACCCGGGCCAGTTCGCCAAATGGTGGGGCGACGTGGCGCAGCGTGCCGGCGCCGATCTGACCGCCAATCAGGTGACTCGCCGTGCCTAACCATCCGGTGATCGACGCGGCCGATCAATTCCGCGATCTCCTGCTCCGCATGGAGCGTGCGCAGGCGATGCGCTTTGTCAACGCGTATGGGCAGATCTACACGGACCTCCAGGGCATGATCGAAGCGTTGACAGTGGAGTTGGCTGGCATGGATGAACCTAAAGCCTGGCAGGTGGCACGCCTAGCCAGGTGGAAGGAGTTGCGGCAGCAGATTGTGGAACAGATCGACCGCTACGGCGCCTTCGTCGATACAGAACTGCGTACGGCGATAGAGCGGCAGATCGCCCTGGGTCTGCAACATGCCGAACAGCTGACGCTGGCCGGCATCCCCCAGCCGATGGGCGCGGCGATCTCCTCCGTGTGGAACCGGCTGCCGGCTGAAGCGGTGTTGCGCATGATCGGTTTTTTGGCGCCAGCCTCGCCATTGCACCAGGCCCTGGTCGAGCAGCTCGGCGAAGCGGTGGCCGCCGGCGTGGAGAAGGCGCTGCTGCAAGGCATTGCGCTCGGATACAACCCGCGCAAGGTGGCATCGATGATCAGCCGGGAGCTCGGGCAGGGCTTGACCTGGGCGCTACGCACGGCACGCACGGCGCAACTGTGGGCCTACCGGGAGGCAACCCGCGCCGCCTACGTCGCCAACTCGGACATCGTAGAGGGCTGGATATGGCACGCCAAGCTAGGCGACGGCCGCACGTGCATCTCGTGCATCGTCCAGCACGGCACGCTGCACCCGATCACGGAAACGCTGAACGATCATCACAACGGCCGTTGTGCGATGGTGCCTCAAACTGTTTCCTGGGAAACACTGGGCTTTGAGGGTTTGCCCGATACGCGCGTAACGGTGCCACCCGGTCGGGACTGGTTTGAAACCCTGTCAGACGGCGAGCAGCGGCGCATCATGGGCAAGGCAAAGTGGGACGCATGGAAGGCCGGCCAGATAGCTTGGGACGACCTGAGTGCAGAACACGAGGATGAGGTCTATGGAACCATGCGAGTTGAGGCCAGCTTGCGCACCCTCCTCGGCGACGATGCCGACAAATTCTACCGGGAGGCCCGTCGTCGACGATGAGGTATTCCATCAGCCGCCCTTGCCCCCTGGCCAGACGTGCGAAGTCTGCGCTAGGGCGCTCAGCTACTCGATTGCGGTGATCCATCGGCGAGGCCGGTGGTATTGCCTGCCATGTTTCGTCAGATAACTGGTTGTTAGCGCGTGGTCTCATGCGCCCCTATTGACATCACGTTTTCAGTGCGGTATACTGAAGACGTGCAGATCCAGGAGATTTTGCACAGTGGAACCCCAACAGGACCAGGTGTCCCAACCCCAAGAAGATGGCCAGGAGCCGGGGCAGGTAGAGCAGACGACGCTTGATGCGGAAGCGCTGCTGAGAGAAGTGAAGGCCCTTCGCAGAGAAGCGGCGAATTGGCGTACCAAGTTGCGCCACGCCGAAGAAGCGGAGGCAGAGCGCCAGCGGTCCGAGATGACCGAGCTAGACCGCATCAAGGCCGATCTGGAGGCAGAGCGCCAGGCACGGGCGCAAGCCGAACAGCGGCAACGGGATCAGCTTATTCGCACGCAGGTCATTGCGGCAGCCGCGAAAGCTGGCTTCAACGATCCTGAAGATGCTTTCAGGATGCTGGACGTGTCCGCCCTCGAGGCGGATGAATCCGGCAAAGTCGACGGCCTGGACAGCGCGTTGCAGGCGCTCGCCAAGTCCAAGCCCTACCTGGTCAAATCAAGCGGCACGATCTCGCCGACCAATCCGAGCGGCGGTCCGCAAAAGGCCAGTGACGAACAACTGCGCAAAGAGTTGTTCGGCACTCGCCGGACACCACTCTTTGACGGCGGGGGCGTGTTCCAAGAGAAATAGGAGGCCACATGGCCATCACCAAGTATTCGGACATCTCCAGCTTCATCGCCGCGATCTATGAACGATCGGTGTTCGTAGCGCGCGAGATGAACCTGATGTCAAATCTGGTGAGCAACTACAGTGCGCAAGGCTGGATGACCCGGACCTTCAGCACCCGGCCGGAGATCACCGCCGAGTCGGTGGCGGATGGAGTCGACTACTCCAATCCCACAACCTTCGGTAAGAGCTCGGTCGGGACTCTGACGCCGGCTGAAGCGATTGCGCAAGTGATTCTCACCGATCAGGATATCGAGACCGATCCGGACGGGGCGATGAACGATGCGTCTTACGAACTGGGGGCGGCCATCGCCGCCAAGATCGACACCGATCTTACGGCGATTTTCTCCAGCTTTTCCACCGACAAAGGGCCAGGCGCAGGCTCGACCAACACCATCGCCGATCTGGCGTCGGGTGTGGCCGTGGTGCGCAACCGAATGAAGCGCGCCGGGCCTGTGAACGCCGTTCTTCATCCCTATCAGTGGCATGACATCTGGGCGGCTCTGGGGCAGCCGGCCGGCACGTATCCCGCGATCCAAGATGTTGCCAACCAGGCAATGCGCGACTACTACGTGTCGAGCCTGCTCACTCTCTCGATCTACACGTCGTCCAACGTGCCGATCAGTGGCACCGACGCCACGGGCGGCGTGTTCAATCAGGATGCCATCGCGCTGGACACGCGCCGGCCTTACCGGTTGGAGCCCGAGCGGGATGCCTCGCTCCGCGGCACCGAGCTGAACGCCACAGCCGGCTACGCGGTCGGTCTGGGCAAGCGGCCCACCTTTGGCGTCAAGTTCATCGGTGATATCACCGAGCCGACCTAGGAGGCGACACATGTTTCAATCTCAGGTGCAGTTTCCAGTCACGGCTCTGCTCACAGGTGACATCGCCGATGAAACCTATCAGATCTGGGTCGCTCCTGCGGCCTGCGAGGTCATCGGCTTGTATGCCGCGGTCGGCGCGACCCTCACGGCCGGCGCGGGCACGGGCCTGTCCATCGTGCTGCAAAACGGCGGTACAAGTGGGACGGCTACTACGGCGCTGGGCACGATCGGCAGCGGCACGGCTGATACCGGCTGGGTCGTCGACACGGTCAAAGCCGGATCGGTCGTCGCCGGCGCTGCTCTTGCTGCGGGTGAGGCGCTCACAATCAAGTATGACGAGACTGGGACGTACAACCCGGTCTGGCTCAACGTGGTCGCCAACATTCGCTACGGCACGAGCTAAGCAGTTTGGCCTGGCCGGGCAAGTCATGCCGGCCAGGCCAAACCATGCGCTAACAAGTGTTATCGCGTGCTTGGACTATGCGGCATGACGACCAGGTCCGGCAGGAACTCGACGCACAGTACCAGGCCATCACCAGGCATATTCAGGCGGTCGATACGGACCTGGGCCGCGCGCTGGATGCCGAAGAGCGGCTGGTACTGCAAGAGCGACGCGCGGACCTGACCGCCGAGCGGAACCGCATCGCCGCAGAACAAGCAAGGATCGAAACCGCAGCAGTCCAATCGGCAGCGGGCGGGACCGGAAAGCGCAGCATTGTGGACGACAATGATCTCTGGCGGACGATTGGCGAGATGCGCGGCGATATGAAAGCACTCGAACGGCGGATCGAAGAGATCTGCCGGCAACAGGAACGCGAGGTCGTGTCAGGATTGCCAACTTCCGTTTTGTACATGATCCTGGTGATAGGCGTCATGTTGATCGTCCTGATGGGCTTCATTTCTCTCAGAATAGGACTGGTTGGATGGATCAGTTTCTGGCCGATCTGGCTACTGTCGGGTTAAGGATGCGGTTCATGGTGGCGTATCCGGCACTCGTTGGGTTCGGGTTCATCCTGGGGCTGTTGGCCCTGGGCCGGCTGCGCACCATGACGAACGGACGGCGAGCCTTGTACCAGGCGCTGGCCAGCGCAGCGTTCGCGCTGGCGTGGGCTGGCGTGTGGGGCGTGCTGGGTGTGTGGCAGTATGGCCTGGTGACAGACGAGGCATTACATGTGAGTCGGAGTGTGGTATCGCTGGGCTTCACGTCGGCAGTGCTGTGGATTGCCGTGAGCCTGGGCGCGATCACATTGTGTGTGCTGCGTGAGGAGTTCCACTTCTCACGCGCTAAGAAGACCTTATCAGCTGGCAACCCGTCTCCCGTCCCATAAAGACGCAATAAGGAAAAGAAACATGGAAATCTCGTTTGCAGTCCCAGCCCCTGTGTATGACGACGCCGAACTGACCCTTGCCGGGTCGGTCGATGAGTTCGGCAATCTGCCTTTCGTCGTCACGCTCAAGCGCGGCGACGAGCCAATCGTGACGATGGCGCATACGGTGGTGTTTGCGCTGCGCGGCGAAAGGCCGTTTATCGGCGGCGCGGAGGGCATCCAGACGACCGGCGTGGACGACCTCGGCATGACGATCGCCAACGCGTTTGGCAACCCGTCTGGGCTGATGCAGTGCCTGTATCGAGGCACTCCCGTGGCAGGCCAGATCAACCACGTTGCCAGCGGCACGTGGCAAATCGGGTGCTTCCTGCCAGACGGCGGCGTGGCGCTGTCGAACATCGTCTACCTAGCTCCACCGCCACCACCCGCATGAGGTGAACGATGGCTGGCAAACTCTACGTGGATGAGATCAGGGACGTGGCGACGACTGGCGCGCCATCGTTCCCGAACGGGCTGGATGTGACGAATCTGATCGACCCCGTTGGCGCGGAGGGGGACGTGCTCACCGTCCAGGCGGACGGCACGATCCTTGCGGCCGCGGCCAGCGGCGGTAGCGGTATTCCGATCACCGTCAGCGGCATCACCGACCTGAGCGATGCGGCTGAGATTGCGCTAGCGATCATGTCTGCTATGCCGCCGTTGGCGTATACGGGACAGGTGCAGATCCAGATATTCATCTCTGACACGACGTGCACCGAGCAAATCGGCATCAGTATTTATGACGATGGCGGGGTGGCATACGCGTTCGATGATGGTACCTGGACTGCATCGGGTGCGGGGAGCGTGCTGGTTTGGGGGATCAGGTGGGCAGGACTGTAAATGGACGCCATCCGCCGCACTTCCCCCGCATACGAGCAAGCGATGTGGCACGACACGCTACCGGCCAGTATCGTCGTGCCGGCCCATTTCACCTGGCATGTACCCGGCGACCTGGACCTGGGCGGCACCGATCTGACTGTCAACGGCACGGTTGAGCTGCCGCCTGTCCCGTCCCCGGTGGTTGCTGCCAGCGAGACGGCGGCTGGCGTCGTGGAGCTGGCAACGCAGGCCGAGGTGGACGCAGGCACGGACGCGGTGCGCGCCGTGACGCCTGCGACGTTGGCGGCGTGGCCCGGTGGTGGCGGGGGTGGCGTGCTGTGCAACGAGGCGGAGTTTATCGTCGGCGATGATACAGGATATGCGCCGACCAGTGTGCAGGTCAATCTTGCATTGGATGGCGTTGCAATTGCGCAACAGGTAGCGATGTGGTATTTTGCCGTGTTCTCCGACAGCAACGACGTGAACGAGGATTTAAGGCTTAACGGCAGTGGTTTCTTGATTTATCCGAGAGGCACCGTCCAGGCTGCGCATGTGATTGCATCTGATATCGACGGTACGTTAACCATTATGGTCGGTCGTTCAACTGGTGCGGCTGGAAATGCGCGACTCGCGGCAGTGTTGCCAACCGGCGAAATTGCATACAGTGACTCGTTTCGGGTTGGAGATGTCGAGCCGCCATGACCACTACCACGAACTCGATCCACCTTGGCCCGATCTATGCCGGATTGACGCTCGCTGCGCAGCTTGTCAACACCGCGGGCGTTGTCGTTGGCGACCCGATCACGACCGGTTTCGTGGAGATCGGTAACGGCGACTACCTGTGGACGGCGACTATCCCCACCAGTTTCCAGGGTGGCGTCAAGGTCTACGAAGCCGGATCACCGGGCGCCGTGCTAGCGATCGGTGCGATACAAGAGTCTGCGGTTAATGCCGGATCAACGGCCTACACCAACACGGTGACGGACGATAGTTCCAACCCGCTGGACGGTGTGGAGGTCTGGGTCACATCGGACAGCGGCGGCGTATCGACGGTAGCCAGTACGACTACCAATACGCTCGGCGCGTTCACGGTGTACCTGGATCCTGGCACGTACTACCAGTGGTTGGCAAAGGGCGGTTACAACTTCCCCAACCCCACTACTATCACGGTGACATAGATGACGATCATCGGCACTGCGGCAAGCGGCACTCGGGCCGGTATGACCAACATCCTGACACGTTGGCGCCGGATGGTCAACGACGCGGCGGGGTCAGTCTGGACAGATGCCCAGGCCCTCACGTTGCTGGATTCCTTTCGCACTGATATCTATGAGGGCGGCCTCGTAGCGGCGCCGCAGAACCAAAGCGGTACGACGGTCTACAAGGTTCATATGTCCCCCTGGGAGAACCTGGAGGAATCCAGCAGCGGCACCGCGGCCTTCCGGCTCTACGATGCCAACGGCTCGGCAATCAGCAGTGGATGGAGCGCAGACTACCAGCGCGGACTCTTCACTTTCACGGCGGACCAGAAGGGGAGCGCGCGCTACATCGATGCCCGGTCCTACGATCTGAACGCGGCCGCGGCCGACGGCTGGCGTGAGATGATGGCCGCCAAGGCCAGCCTCTACCGTTTCACGGCTGACGGCGCCAGCTACGACCGCCAGCAATGGTTCGACCACTGCAAGGCGATGGCGCTCTACTACGACGGCCTGAGCAAACCGACCTACACGACGTTGGAGCGCAGCGACCTATGTTGACGGCGGCTGAACTTGCGGAGATGCGCAGCACCCAGGTGCTCGCCCAAGCGGGTACGTGCGTGATCACGCGCGCTACGCTGGCGGCCGATGGCATGGGTGGCTTCACGCAAAGCTGGGCAGCGGCTGGAACGGTGACCTGCAGAGTCATGCCGGCCACCGAAAGCGGCGCTGAGCGGCTGATCGCCGATCGTATCACCGAGGCCGACGCGTGGGTGATCACCGTCCCCCAGGGCACGGACGTCGTCGCTAAGGATCGGATCACCGAGAGCGGCCGGACGTTCGAGGTCGTTTCGGCGATTGCCCACACGTGGGAAACCGCGCGGCGGGTGGTCTGTGTGGAGGTGTCCTGATGGGTAAAGTGACTACGATCAGCGTCACCTTCAACCGGTTCCCTGAGATTGCCGCGGCGCTCCCTGAGAAGACCTCGGCCGTCGTGGCCAAGGCAGCATTCGACATCGAGGCCCAAGCCAAGAACCGGGTGCCAGTTGACACGGGGGCCTTGCAGAACTCGATCACCACAGACTTTGAGAATGATGGCCTGACGGCCGTCGTCGCGCCTCATATGGAGTATGCGGCTTACGTGGAATTCGGCACGCGGCGCATGTCGGCACAGCCCTACATGACCCCAGCGGCGGAGACGGTCCGGCCGGCGTTCGTCGGCGCCATGAAACAGATGCTGAAGGAGGTCTGCGAACGTGAGGGCCGTTGACGTTGCACTCAACTCGCGTTTGACTGCGGACCTCGGCACGGCCGGCACGCTCGGCACCCTGGGGATTACCGGCGTGTATCGCATGCAGGCGCCCCAGGGCAGCGTCGAGCCGTACGTGGTGTTCCAGGAGCAGGCGGGCGTGGACTCCTACACGTTCAACGCCCGGGATGCGCGCAGCCTGGTCTACCTGGTGAAGGTGGTCGACGTCGGTCCCT